AAAATGAAAAAGCAGAATTAGATTCGTTAAAAAAATCCTGTCATGAACTATATTCTCAATTAGAAAACCAGCTGTCAACAACACAAAAAACTATAGATAAACAACTAGAAGGAGCAGCTCAAATAGGTCTCGCACAAGCTTTCTTAAAACGTCAGAAAAAACTTGAAAAATCTAAAATTATTTTTTTATTAATATTCTTTTCCGGATTATCATTAATAATCTTAGCATCCCTTCATTTTGTATCAACATTTGAAATATCAACATCTAACAATCCTATTTCGATAGAAGCAATTATACAACATATTTTTATTAAAATTTATATTATTATTCCCATAGTATGGGCGACTTGGTTCGCAGCACGCCAATATGCTAATGTTAATAAGATTGCAGAAGATTATGCATTTAAGACAACTTCAGCAATGTCATTTGTGGGATATAAAAAAGAAGTAGAACATGATACAGAAATGAAAAGAGAACTCCTTCGCACAGCAATAAATAATTTTGGAGAAAATCCTACCCGTTTACTCAATAAAAAAGAATGTGTAAGTCCGGCACAAGAACTCTTCCAGGCGTTTGAACTTG